ACTTCACTGGAGCTAATGGCGACGGCACAACAGGCGTTGCAACAGTTACGGTTATGTATATTCAGAACAACAACCTTTCGTAGAATATAGGGCGAGGTAACTCGCCTTTTATTTAGGAGAATTTAGATGGCAGATGCGCTTACAAGCCAAGTAATTGAAGACGGCCCAAGAAACGCTGTTTTGAAATTCACAAATGTTAGCGACGGAACGGGTCAATCAAATGCAGTATTGGTAGATGTCTCTACGTTAAGCTCTGACCCTTTAACTGGGCAGGTCTGTAACGGCGTTACCATACAATCAGTAATCTATTCTTGTGTTGGGATGGGCGTTGAGTTGTTTTTCGATGCAACCACAAACATGCCTTTGCTTAATCTTAATCAAGATTTTTCAGATCAGATTGATTTTGGGCCTACTGGTATTCCTAACAATGCAGGAACAGGAAAGACTGGTGATGTATTAGTTACTACAAATGGCGCAACTAATAATGACACTTATTTTCTTATGCTTAGCATGACCAAAACATACGCTAGTGCTTGAGGGCTTTACTATGGCTAAACTAGAAGTATTTCAGAACGGTAATTTCAGCAACGGAAATCCTGTTTATCAGATAGGTAAAAAAGATGCTGATGGAAACTATGATGTTGAAGTATTTGATTTAATGTCAGAAAAAGAAGCTAATGCAAAACTTAAAAGCATGTCAGGAAAATCATCAAAAGAAAAAGCTAAGCCAGAAATAGTCGAGGAAACGACGTTGACTGAATTAGCTAAGCTAAATAAAAGCGAGCTTGAGGAATTTGCTCGTGAATTTGGTGTTGAGCTTGATAGGCGAGAGAAAAAAGATGTGTTGGTAAATCAAGCATACGAGGCTCAGTTTGACGACTAGAAACTATCGCGCTGAATATGACAATTATCATTCAAGGCCCGAACAAAAGCGAAATCGCGCTGCCAGAAATACGGCTAGGAACAGAATGCTTGCTAATGGTAAGGTCAAAAAGGGTGACGGAATGGACGTTCATCATCGTGATGGCAATCCTAATAACAACTCTCCATCAAATTTAAACGTCGTCCCTAAGAGCTTGAATAGGACTATTAATAAGTTTGCGGGTGGCAGAGTAAGAGGTACAGGAAAAGCTGTTCAAGGCATAAGAATTCACAAGGATTTTTAACATGGCTACAACAAAAAATGTTAAACGAACTCCTAGCGGAAGGATTATATATCGTGGAGAGTCTTTTTCTGGCTACAACAAACCCAAAAGAACACCTAACGCCAAAAAGAAAAGCGCTGTCTTAGCCAAAAAAGGCGATCAAATAAAATTAGTTAGATTTGGCGATCCAAATATGACGATCAAAAAAGATCAGCCCGGAAGACGAAAGAACTTTCGAGCTAGGCATAGTTGTGATACTGCCAAAGATAAGTTCACACCAAGATATTGGTCTTGTAAAGCATGGTGATTTTATGAAAAAGCAGGATAAAGTCGGCGTTGTTATGAAAGAGTTTTCTGATGGAAAGTTAAAATCAAGTTCTGGAGACAAGGTAACAAATAAAAATCAGGCAATGGCTATCGCTCTTAGCGAGGCTGGCATAAGTAAAAAAATGTTTGCAGGCGGAAAAACTGGGGACGGAAAGATTGTCCAAGGTTTTACAAAAGGTAGAATTGTCTAATGGCGACTAGCGGAACAACTTTATTTAATCTTGATCTTGGCGACATTATGGAAGAGGCTTATGAGCGTTGCGGCCTTGAATTGCGTTCTGGTTTTGATTATAGAACTGCCAGAAGAAGCCTCAATCTTCTCATGCTGGATTGGCAAAATCGTGGACTTAATCTTTGGACTATAAAAAACGCAAGCCAAACCCTGACCGCCGGCACAAGCTCGTATCCTCTTACTTCTGACAAGTTAGACGTAATAGAAGGAGTTTTGAGAACCGATGCAGATAACATCACTAAGCAGACTGATTTAACAATGCAGAGAATATCTGTATCTCAATACTCGCATCAGACCAACAAACTTTTACAAGGCAGGCCTATTCAGTATTACATCGAAAGAGCGCCTTCTGGGATCACTGTAATTGTTTGGCCTGTACCAGATGCGGCTCAAGTGTATACGTTTAATTACTATTATATGGAGCGTATAGAAGATGTAGGCTCTCCTGCTACTTTAAATATGGATGTTCCTGCTAGATTTTTGCCGTGTTTGACCGCTGGTTTAGCGTATAACATAGCGATGAAGCGAGCTGAAGCAGCTCCTCGCTTAGCTTTTTTAAAAGAAAATTACGAAGAGCAATGGAACATGGCTGCTGATTCTGCGCGAGAAAAGGCCGCTTTGTATGTTGTTCCGGGCGGGTATCAATATTTATGAGCAGCTACGCTAGTGGTAAGCATGCTTTTGGTTTCTGCGATAGAACTGGATTCCGATATAAGCTTAGAGATTTAGTGCCGCAGATTGAGGATGGCAGGCCCAACGGCATGCTAGTTGGCAAAGATGTATTAGATGTAGATAATCCTCAGTGGCGCTTGGGTATGATAAACATGTCTGACCCTCAAGCGCTTCGTGACCCTAGACCTGACGGTGGTTTTCATCAAAGCAGAGAGCTTTCTGCCTTTGATCCGGTTGGTGGCGGAAACACCGCGATGGGTAGCCGTACCGTTGGTCTTGACATGTCAGGACATGTAGGCAGAGTTGAAGTACAGATTATACAAGTTGCATCGACGGTTAGTTTAACAGGTGTTTCAGCCACTTCTAACCTCGGTAATGTATCTGTTGAAACAGGAGAGGTTGACGTTAATGTACCTGTTACTGGTGTTAGCTCTACTTCTGCAATTGGTTCTGTTACAGCTATATCTGACACATTTGCGATTACTGTTGCCAGCGCTGGTGGCGGTAACAAGTATTTTATTGACGGTGTTCAACAAGCTACTATAAGTATTACCGAAGGTAACACATACAGGTTTGACCAGTCTTCTGGTACAAACGGCAGTCATCCTCTTCGCTTTTCAACTACCAGCGATGGTACTTGGGGTGGAGGAAGTGAGTACACTACAGGGGTTGTTGTTTCTGGGGTGGCGGGTAATGCAGGGGCTTATGTACAAATCACTGTAGCTTTAGGCGCACCGACTCTTTATTATTATTGCGGCAATCACTCAGGTATGGGAGGTCAGGCTAATACGCCTAGTTGATTATGACTGTTCGTAAAATTACTAAGAAAAAAACAGTTAAAAAGAAAGTAACTCCGCTTAATACTGGTGGCAAAGCTAAGTCTCGCGTAAACGAAGCGGGTAATTACACTAAACCTACAATGCGTAAAAACTTGTTTAGTAAGATAAAATCAGGAACAAAAGGCGGAAAGTCTGGGCAATGGTCAGCTCGTAAAGCGCAGATGCTTGCAAAGCAATATAAAGATAAAGGTGGTGGCTACAAGTCATGACTCTCAAAAAGTCACAGAAGTCTTTAAAAGACTGGTCTAAACAAAAATGGAGAACTAAGTCTGGCAAGCCTAGCGCAAAGACGGGAGAAAGGTATCTTCCTGAAAAAGCAATTAAGTCGCTTAGCTCCAAGGAATACGCCGCAACAACCAGAAAGAAAAGAAAAGACACTAAGGCTGGAAAGCAGTTCTCGTCGCAACCAAAAAAGGTCGCAAAGAAAACAAAGAGATTCAGATAATGGCATTTACGTTTACAACATTAAAGACAGCGATACAGGATTATCTTGAGTCCACTGAGACTACTTTTGTTAATAATTTGCCTTTAATTATTACTCAGGCAGAACAAAGGATACTTAGGGGTGTACAGATACCTGATCTGCGTAAAAATCAAACAGGAACTTTAAGTCAAGGCAATGCCTATCTTACAATGCCAGATGGTTTCTTAGCGTCATATTCGCTGTCTATTGATAATGGTGGTTATGAATTTCTTATATTTAAAGATGTAAACTTTATGCGTGAGGCTTATCCTGTTGAAGCTACTCAAGGAGTGCCTAAGTATTACAGTATATTTGACGATACTCGTTTTATTGTCGGGCCAACCCCCAACGCCAATTTCCCAGTAGAGCTTCATTATATGTACGAGCCTGAATCGATTACTACCTCTGCAAGTGGCACAAGTTGGCTGGGTTCAAATGCTGAGAATGCTTTATTATATAGCTGCTTGGTTGAAGGTTATACCTTTCTCAAAGGAGACGGCCCTCAAATGGAGTTTTATCTTTCTAAGTACGAAGATGCAACATTGAGGTTGAAGTCTCTTGGTGAAGGTTATGATACGACAGACAGCTTCCGATCTGGTGCAGTCAGGAGCTTGAGAGTCTAATGTTTACGGTAAACATACAGTCTGATGTAGGTCAGGTAGGCGTGGAAACCACAAGTCATCGTGGGTTTACCCCAGAAGAAATTGCTGTCGATTGTGCTAATAAAATTATATCTATATCTACTACAGCCGATCCTGTTTTGCGTCAGCAGGCTGAAGCATTTAGAAATGGAATAGAGCAGGTTGTTTTGCATTATATGAAGCAGGCAGCAAGAAGCGAAAGAACTACTATATATAACGTACTATTAAATGCCGGAGAAAGTTCTTTGGCTGAACAGATAAGGAGGCTTTAATGGCTTTTTCAGGCAATTACATGTGTACCAGTTTCAAAAAAGAACTGATGACTGCTACTCATAATTTTACTAACGGTTCAGGAAATACATTCAAGTTGGCTTTATATACCAACAGTGCTTCCTTCAATGCTGGCACTACAGCTTATACTACCTCCAATGAAGTATCTGGAACTGGATATAGCGCAGGTGGTGGTACGTTAACTAATGTTACTCCTACTACCGGAGGCACTACGGCTTTTACTGATTTTGCTGACCTTACGTTTGGTACAGCAACCATTACGGCCAGAGGCGCTTTGATCTACAACGATACTGCGTCAGGCGACCCTAGCGTTGTTGTGCTGGACTTTGGTGGTGATAAAACTTCTACTGCTGGAGATTTTAAAATAGTAATGCCTACTGCTGACCAGAACAATGCGTTGATTAGGATAGCCTAATGTCTGGCGTGGGTTGGGGCCGCGCTGCTTGGGGTGACGGTAGCTGGGGTGAAGACACAACCCAAACTGTAGCAATTGGTGGCTGGGGTCGTGGAGCGTGGGGTGATGGCGCTTGGGGCCGCTCACTTGGTTTAGAGGCAACTGGTCAGGTTGGCAATGTTGGGGCTGGTAGTGTTTTTGCTAGTGCCACTATTTTTCCAACTGGGATTGCAGCAACAGGAATAGTAGGAACTGCTCAAGTCTTGGCTCCGGGCCAAGTTGCAGTTAGTAGTGTTGTAGGTACTGCTTCGGTTGGCAGCGTAACTGTCAATCATAATGCTCAAGCTTCAGCTACAGGTGTTTCTGCAACAGGCGCTGTTGGTACTGCTGGAGTTCAGCAAACGACAGGAGTCTACCCTACAGGGATACAGGCATCGTCTGTATTAGGCTCTGGATTTATTGTTGCTGCGCCAGCAAATGTTTCTCCAACAGGCTTGCAAGCGACAGGTGTAGTTAACGGTGTTACTGTTGACTTGTTAATAGAAGTTCCTGTTACTGGCTTGTCAGCAACATCGCAGCTAGGT